TATCGGTCAGCTTGAAGGACACCATAGACACCTTCGCGACCTTTGAGGCAACCATGAGCAAGGTACAAGCCGTCGGAGAATTGACAGCAGAGCAGCTCGTGGTCGTAACCGAGAAGGCCAAAGAGATGGGCAGATCAACTAAATTCACGGCCACCGAAGCCGGAGAAGCATTCACCTACATGGCACAGGCAGGCTGGTCAACGGAACAAATGCTGGCCGGTATCGACGGCGTCCTCGCGCTTTCAGCGGCAGACGGGCTCGACCTCGCGTCCACCGCCAGCATAGTAACAGACACCCTCGCTGCCTTCGGCCTGCAGGCTTCAGATACAGCGCACTTCGCCGATGTTCTGGCCAAGGCCGCAGCAGCAACCAACGTAGACGTGGCCCAGATGGGCGAAACATTCACCTATGTAGCACCAATCGCGGGAGCCATGGGATACAGCATCGAAGACATGAGCACCGCAATCGGCCTCATGGCCAACTCAGCAGTAAAAGGCAGCATGGCCGGTACCGCACTAAAGACAGCAATCAGCAACATGGTAACGCCAACCGACGAGCAGGCAGCCCTCATGAAGAAGCTCGGTGTCAGCATGACCGACAGCAAAGGCAATGCGAATTCATTTATGACCGTCATGAAGGACCTCCGGACAGGCTTCTCAAAGCTAAGCGAAACAGAGAAAACAGCAGCAGCATCAGCCCTGTTCGGCAGCTACGCCATGAGCGGCATGCTGGCCATTATGAATGCGACAGACGACAGCTTCAACAGCCTCGCGGAGTCGATCGAAAACAGCCAAGGAACAGCGGAGCAAATGGCAGAGGTTATGCTTGACAACGTAGCCGGATCATTCACCCTGCTAAAAAGCGCCATGGACGGCGTAAAGATTTCACTCGGCTCGAGGCTTGCCCCATACCTGCGGCAATTCGCATCATGGCTCACAAACAAGATGCCAGCGGTTGAGAAGGCCATAGGAGAAGTAATGGACTTCGTCGACGAGAAGGTCAAATGGCTGAAGGAAACCATAAACGACTTCACCAGCGGCGAAGACTGGGAGAATGCGGACATCTGGGAGAAAATCAAGATCGCATGGGACAAGATAGTCGCCGAGCCTTTCAGCGCATGGTGGAACAGCACCGGAAAGCAATACTTCATCGACAAGGCAACGAGCATAGGACAAGGAATCGGCAGCGGAATCAGAATGGGACTGCTGGCGCTCCTTGGAATCGACGTAAGCGAAACATTCAACGAAGGACAGTCCGTAGGAGCTGGCTTCTTGGCTGGCTTCAAAAAAGGATTTGACACAGAGCAGATAACAGAGGCCCTGAAAACATGGGCCGAGAACAACAAGGAAGTAGTGGCGGTCCTCGGAGTAGTCCTCGGAGGGAAGCTCATAGGCGGAATTTACAAGGGCGTGAAGGAGGCAAAGAGCCTCATCACGGACATAAAGAACATTTTCAGCAAGGGAGCATCCAACACGGCAGCGAACACTCTACCGTCCGCTTACACCACTACAACCATGACCGTCACGGCAAGCGTAGTGAACGTTTACGGTAGCGTCGTTAATAACGCAGGGAAAGTCGTTGAAACGGTCACAAAGGGAGCCGGGAATCTTCTGACATCAACAGCAGGAGGAGCGGCTGGAGCGGCGCTTGTTACTGGAGGAGCAGCAAAAGCCCTACTCACAGGAGGAACAACAGCGGGACTTCTCACAAGCGGTTCAGCTGCAGCGGGAGCAGCCGGAACAGCGGCTGGGTATTCGATATGGGCACCAACGACCGCAGCGGGAACCGAAGTACTGCTCGGTACTACTGGAAGCGCAGTAACTGCAGGATTAGCAAATACAGGAATCGCCCTCGGAAGTACCGCGTCTACAATTGGAGGAGCCGCAGCTGCGGGCGCAGCAGGAACCGCAGGTATAATCGGCGGCCTGCTTGGACTTGGAAGCGCAGCGATTGACCTATTCAAAGGCATCGGCAAAAGCAAGGAAGGCGACACAAAAGGAGCCAAGGACGAATATGTCACAGCAGGCACCAAGACCGGCATGGTAGCCGCAGGAGCAGGCACAGGAGCACTGATAGGCTCCGTGGTACCCGGCGTAGGAACAGCCATCGGCGCGCTCGTAGGAGCAGGCGTCGGAGGCATAGGCGCGCTATTTGGAGGAGACAAGGCAGGCAAAGCGCTATCAGACGCTACGGACAAAGACGGCGGCCTGACGAAGCTCTGGGAATCCATCAAAACAGGAGCCTCGAACGCCGGAACATGGGTAGCTGACAAATGGGGAGAGACCGGAGACTGGATAAGCGACAAATGGAGCGGCTTCAGCGACTGGTTCGACACCTCGGTATGGACGCCGGTAAAGGACGTCGGAATTTCAGCAATCAACATCGCAGCCGGAGCGTGGAGCGAGGTAAGAGACTGGATCGGCGACAAGTGGTCGGATTTTTCCGGCTGGTTTGGCGAAACGGTCTGGACCCCGGTAAGCAACGCAGCACAAGTGGCAGGCCAATGGGTAAGCGACAGATGGAACGACGCCCGGACATGGGTAGGAGACCGCTGGTCGGATTTCTCCGGATGGTTCGAGGAAAGCATATGGGCACCGGTGAAGACCGGAGCACAGGCCGCGGGCGAATGGGTAAGTGAAAAATGGAGCGACGCCAAGACCTGGGTAAACGAAACCTGGGGAACCGTTTCTGACTGGTTCTCCGAAACGGTATGGGAACCGGTAAAAGGCGCAGCGGAAATAGCCGGAGAATGGCTGGGGACGCAATTTGACGCAGCCTGGACAGCCGTAAGCAACGCATGGGACGGAGTATCCGGCTGGTTTGAAGACAACGTATGGGGACCGATTAAAAGCGGTGCAACCGAAGCCTGGAACTGGGTAGGAGAAAAGCTCGGCGGCATCGGCGAATGGATCGGCGACGAGTGGACGAGCTTCAAAGACTGGCTTGGAGGCTTAGGACAGAAGGGATCGAAAGAAACCGGACTGACCACCAGCCAAGGAAAAGGCAGCATCCTCGAACACGCCCACGGCGGAATCATGACAAAGCCGCACATGGGAATCGTGGCCGAAGCAGGAGCCGAAAGCATAATCCCTCTATCACCAAGCAAAAGAACGCGCGGCATAGACCTATGGAGGGAGACAGGAGAACTGCTGGGAGTAAGGCCATACGCAGACGGAGGCGTAGTCGGAAAGATAAAACTGGACGACGAAGACATGCCGGTAGCCACCGGCAACAACAGCGGAGGCGTAACAATCAAGATAGACGTCGCCGCAAACCCGGAGTTTACAATAGGCACAGGCAGCGCCGGAGACGACGAGCAAATCCTCACCGTTCTGAAAGCGCATATCCGCAGCATGGCCGACGACATCGGCGACGAGCTGGCGGAGAGACTCGCCCGCATTTTTGTAAACATGCCAGTTAAAGCATAAGGAGGAGCGCGATGGACATTTACATCACCGATATTAAAAGCGGGACGCGAGTGGCGCTGTCGATGCTCCCGGACACCGTAAAGCTCAAGACTTCCGGGAAGTTTCAGAGCTACGACATAATAAACGCCGGGGAAATCAAGCTCCCCAAAGGACAAAAGCTCACAGACATAAGCTGGAGCAACACGATCCTCCCCGGCGCAAAACGGAAGAACGCGAGCTACGTAAAACGACAGCACTGGAAAGCGCCCAACGAGATCATAAACACTTTAGAGAGCTGGAGGAAGAACGGAACCCGCCTAAAGCTGATGGTTACAGAAACCGTGATAAACCACGACGTATACCTGGACGCTTTCACGGCGGAGGCCACAGGAGGAGCGGGAGACTACAAATACAGCATTTCGTTTATCGAGGCAAAGGACATGATGGTTTATACCGTCAGCGAGCTCGGAATGCAGCCAGCCTCCCCCACCAACAGCAACGTAAGCAACACAACCCGGCCAGAGCCACCGAAGGCAACAACCTACACGGTGGTAAAGGGAGACAACCTATGGGCGATCGCGAAGAAATACCTGGGCAATGGAAATCGCTACATGGAGATTTACAACGCAAACAAGGTAACCATAGGCAGCAACCCGGCACTGATCCGTCCGGGACAAGCACTCACAATTCCAAGTTAGGAGGCGAGGAACAATGATAGACATTTCAAAAGTGAAGTACCAGCTGATCCTCGTCACCGAAGAAGGGAAAGAGATAGACATCACAGGAGCGACCGAAGACCTGGGCTGGGAGGAGGGCGAAGTGGAGCTGGCGCTTCGCATTTCCTTCTCCATGGCCAACATCAAATACGAAGGTCAGCTTTTATCAAGCATAGCAAAGCCGGGCTGCGTAGTCGCAGTAATCGCAGACTGGGGAACCGGGAAGGAAGAAGTCGCACGCGGCAAGATATCTGAATGGGACCCTTTATTCAGCGCAGGCGGCAACATTGTCTACATCACAGCATACGACGATTTAATCAACCTGCAGGGCA